CCCGACGGGCTTCCGCGACGTGCTGGAGCAAGCCACGAAGTACTTCTGTCCGTTGGCCGATCCCGCCGTTTCCGGTTGCACCGTGATCGAAACCGAATCCGGCCAGCCTCTGCCGATGCCGACGTCAAACGACACAGCACAAGTCGCGACGATCGTTGGTGAAGCACAGCCTGTCGCTGAGGAAGACATCACGGCGTCGCAGGTTGTTTTCGGTGCTTACAAACTGAGCTCCGGCCTAGTCAAGGTGTCGATCGAACTCCTGCAGGACTCGGCGTTCGACATCGACCAGTGGCTCGGTAAGAGGTTCGGTGAGCGCCTTGGCCGTGGTCTTGAAGCTTACTTCACGACCGGCAATGGTTCCAGCCAGCCCACCGGCTTGCTGACCGCGATTGAAGCGTCTGGTGTGAACCAGGTTGTTTCGGTCGGTTCGTCCGCCAACGACGGCGTCGGCGCGAAGAACAACACCATCGGCTCGATTGACCTTGTCAACCTCGAGCACGGCGTCGATCCCAGCTACCGGCAAAATGCCCGGTACATGCTGCACGATCTGACGTTGGCGTCACTCCAATCGTTGCTGGACAAATACGGTCATCCTCTCTGGACGCCCGGTATGGCCAACAACGCTCCGGACATGCTGAACGGCTACCCGTACGTGATCAACCAGTCGATGCCTGCCATCGGCTCCGGTGTGAGCGGCGGCGATATCACCATGATCTTCGGTGATTTCAGCAAGTACATCATCCGCAAGGTGAAAGACCTTTCGGTGATGCGACTTAACGAGCTGTATGCTGTCAACGGACAGGTCGGTTTCGTATCGTTCGCCCGATACGATGCAAACCTGCTCGACGCGGGCACACACCCACTCAACATCTTGGTTCAGCACTCGTAAGAGCTGCTGATTCAGGGACGAGACGACGGGCACCCACCTCCTTGGGTGCCCGTTTTCTTTTGCAGGCAAATCTTTCTGTCACAGCGCGGTGAGGTATATGCGGCTGATCAACCTGAAAGGGAAACGGTTTGGGAAAGTGGTGGTGCTTCGACGACTTAGGCAAAACGACAAGTGGGGAGCGGCGAAGTGGGCAGTCAAATGCGACTGTGGCAGGCGATCCGTGATGAACGGTTGGCTGCTTCGAAACAGGATAGCGGCATGTCGCTTCTGCTGTCACAACCAGAGTGGTGCCACCGGAAAGTATATACGCGAGTGGCGCTGCTACTGCGCAATGAAGACGCGTTGCCTTGCCAAAACCGATGCCTCTTTCAAGTGGTATGGAGCACGCGGCATCACTATCGATCCCCGCTGGCTTGGACCTGATGGGTTCAGAAACTTTATGAAGGACATGGGTCGTAGGCCAGAGGGCACCACGCTTGACCGTGAAAATCCTGAAGGCCACTACACACCGGGCAACTGCCGCTGGGCTAATAAATGGGTTCAGGCAGAAAACAAACGGTGCAACTACACCGAAAAAGAGCTTGCAGTCTTACGCGAAGAAGCTCGGCAGCAGCACATCGAAATCTTCGGTGACGACTGCGCGTTTGTCTACTAGCTGTCACATCTTTGAACTGAACTAGAGGTATTAGGCAATGCCTTCACTACAGGTAGCAATTCCGCCGTCGATCGAACCTGTCGCACTAGACGACATGAAAAATTATCTCCGCGTGGAGATCGACGACGACGACGCTCTTATAACGAGTTTGATCACGGCCGCCCGTGAGGCCTGCGAGGTCTTCACGAACCGCAGCTTCATCAACAAGGGTTACATTCAGTGCCTCGATTCCTTCCCGTACTTCGCCGACACCCAGCTAAGCCAGAATGCGATGCCGCCGAGTTACTACGCTCTGCCTCTGTACAGCACCACGCTTTGGAACTACAGCCAGCAGATCAAGTTGTTCAGGCCGCCCCTGGTCTCCGTCGATTCACTGGTCTACATGAGTTCCGCCGACTCACAGTGGCACGCTCTGGTTCCGACACCACCGCTTTGGCAGCCGTTGACAGCCTATCTTGAGAACGCTGTCGTGGCTGACGGTAACGGGAATCAACAGAAGTGCATCACGCCAGGTACATCGGCCGCGAACCCACCGCAGATCACGCCACCAGCTCCTAGCACTTCATTCCCTTCGACAGTTGCTTGGAACTCCACACTGAACGGCACCACGACCGAAAGCACTGGCGTTGAATGGGAAATGATCGGCCCGGTGCCACAGCAGGATCCTACGGTCGGTGGTTCGGAGGCGACGCAGTTTGGAGCCTTCATCATTGACACGAATTGTGAACCTGCTCGTCTGTTTCCTGGACCGGCCGGTAACTACTGGCCTCCGGTGCTGTACATGCCGAATGCGGTTCAGATTCACTTCACCGCTGGCTTTGGACCAGATGCTGACGACGTGCCGCAAGCGATCGTGGCCGGAATCATGCGACAAGTTGCTGACCTCTACGAGAACAGAACACCGTCCGAGAAGGCAGGCGAAACACTCTCTGGGGCCGTGAAATCGATGCTGTACCCGTGGGTCGTCAGAGACATCTGCCCGACGAGGGGCTAATGCTTACAAACAAACTTGAATGCGGGAAGCTGCGGCACAGGATTCAAATCGTTGCACCGTCTGGAACGCAAGACAGTTTCGGTGGTGTCAATGCAGCTAATCCAGCGCAGTGGACCACCGTACAGACGTGCTGGTCGTCGATCAACTCTCTCACGGCCCGTGACCTGGCCGCTGCAGGAACATTCGTATCGAACGTCTCACACCGGATCGTGATCCGGAATCCCCGCGAGGCCGCCACGATCGGACCGAATCAGCAAGTCTGGTTCGAAGGTCGGGTCTTCATTATTCAGGCCGTACAGAATCCCGACGAAACCAACAAGATGCTGTACCTGATGTGCCTCGAGGTCGTAGTCAATACGCCAGCGGCACCGAACGCTTCGACAGACAGGTGATGAATGTTTAGTGAAGGCCTATTCAGTTTCCTTTCCACGAACGCAGGGATCGTCGCACAGCTCGGTAGTTCGAGAGGCGATAAGACCTCTGGCGTGTTTCCTTCTCTTGCACCTGACATGCCCACGTTCCCGTACGTCGTGGTGACACAGATCAGCAGCGACACGGTGAACAGCCAACAGGGAATGAACCGCCAGACGATCGCACGCGTGAGGTTCAGCTGTTTTGGATCGTCATACGGTCAAGCCAAGAAACTTGCAGAGGCGATTCGCCAGGCTTTCGGAGTTGTGTCGTCGTATCAGGGAACTCTAACTGACGGCACCGTGCTTCAGTCTGCGATCCAGATTCCGCCCGGTGAGGTCGATGACCAGGAAGCAGCACCGCACGGAACGATCTTCTCGTCGCACCTTGATTTCGAACTGGCCTACCAGAACAAGTCCTGACAAAAGAAACGGGCGACCCAGTTTCGGATCGCCCATTCATCCCGCCAGAGATGAACTTACTTCGTTGCTTCGTCAGCTGCCAGTGCCGCCAGCCTGATCGACTCGTCCCTCACTTCGGCCCACTTTCCGGCCGCGAGGGCTTCCGTCACCTTACACAGCGCCAGTAACGCCAGACCTTCGGTCTTCGACAGCCGCGTCACTGGGTGCTTCCGCTTCATAGAGCCCTCCCGGTGCACACCTTTTCCCAGCCAGCGACATCCCTGTTGAGTGATTCGTGCTCTGCCAGCTTCGCCTCGGCCAGCTTGATCAGGTGGTCGATTTCCTCGGCAAGATGGAGGCAGACGGTTTTCGCTGTTCGGAGATTGGCAAGGTGAAGCCGGATGTGGTGGGCCGAACCGTTCTGCACTAGCGACCAGCTCGAATGGAATCCCGCGAGAAGGCCTTGGTGCTCCGTCGTAAGTGGTTTGCTCACGATTTCGCCTCCGCCTTTGCCGCCGTCCGTGCCAGACGCTTCTCCGCTTTCGCCAACCGCTTCACTTCCTTAGCGGTTGCGAACTTTCCGGCCCTCGACTTCGCATCGTGAACCTTCACCTTCGGTTCACTCGGTTTGTCGAGGTTTACGTAGGCAATTCCGTACTCTGTCGGTGAGTAGGCCAGCAAGACCTGTGCATAATGTGTCCACTTTCCAGTCAGCCTGGCCGTCAGCACTCGATCGACGGAAGGTCTCGGCTTCAAACCTTTGATCGCATCACCGATTGCGTCCATCACTTTCTCGGTCAGCTTCGGTGTCATATCGTTCTCTCCTGAATTCGAATTGAACTCCCTGGCACCGAGCAGCGTCCCGAAGTTTGCGAAGAATTGGCTATGGCTTACATAGGCTAGGAAGGCTGGCGCGCGACCAAGGCAAGAACAGTACTGCCTGGCGGACTGAACATGATACTGTTCAGTAGAGTAGCTACTTACTAAAACCCTAATACATTCGCGCGAAAAGGAGGAGAAACGATGTTCAAAGAGATGGACGCATGTTTGGATGAAGTCGACCGGGAGCTATTCAGAGTAGCTGACCGTGACGAATGCAAGCGTTTTCACAATGACACCCGCCTCACGGCCGTCTTGTTGTTATTCCTCCGGTGCTCATCGCTATTGCGATCCTTACTAACCATGTTTCGTTCCAGGCAGTCGGACGGTTTTCAGGCTGTATTGCGTGCGTTTGAGGAAGCATGGAATCTTGCATACGATCTTCGTTTTGTGGATCAGAATGACAAGGCAGTCAAATGGTTGGCAGAAAACAAGGACACGTGGTCAGCGGATATCCAGAAAATAAAGCAACACTCCGTGAATCGAGGGATAGCCGAACCACTCATGGGTCGTGTCTACGGTCGATTGAGCGAAGTCTCTCACCCGACCAAATCAGCTGCAATGAATTCAGTGACGCTTTGCGGGCAGCGATTGAAAATTACAGGCGCCGACGCCGAACTCGTCGCCGAGTATGAGAACGAGGCACTCTGTTTGCCGGACGCATTCTATCGTCTCGTCTGGCTCATGCTCGACGGAGACAAACTGTTTATTCCTTGTCACGTCAGAAAGGAAAATCTGTCGTTGACGTGGAAGTTCGTGGATGGAGATAAAAAACTCGAGCCTCCGCCGGCGAAACCTGTTCAACCGTGAAAACACGAATGAACAAGGTTTCGGCCCTAAGATTTTGAGAGCCGGGAGCGAATAGGAAGCGCCCGCCTCGATCCGCTCATGGCATTCAATTAAACGCAGATTGCTACCGGATCGAAACTTTACGGAAGATAAGCAGCGCAGTCACCCCATAAGCTTCTGGACCGCGCCCAAGCAGAGTCCGCCCCAGGTTGGAGAGGTTTTTGATCAAGACCCCCATGTGCATGGGAGTCCCCGTGTTAGTAATGGGTATTGCGGCTTGTATCGGATTCGGCAGAGCATCTAGAACTCCCAATAAATGCCATTCGCCAGGGATGTCTGTACCATGTTTCAGAGAGAGATCGGCCACAGTGCCAACCATTCCATCCGCGCTAAGAGTGCTCCAGACAGAAAAATTAGTGCCTTTGATGGTGCACTGGGCCGAATGCGGAAACAACGGCAGTACCTCCATCCCACCCTGGGTGCTCACCTCTGCCGCTTTGACGGCGGCCTTCTCTACCTTAGCTTTCTCGGATGATCTTAGAGTCGCGTAGCGAGGATCGGCCTGGCACAACGCCCTCGCGGTTTCAACCGCTGTACGCACTGCATTATCGCGAACACCTGAGGATTCCCAGATTTTCGGAAGCAGTCCCGCATTCAAAATCGACAGCTCGCCGGAAGCCAGCACGAATTGTCCCAAGCGACCAGCAGTCAAATCGCGCTGAATGAACTGTTGCTCATCTAAATAATCGAGGAGCGTCCGAGCATTCGTCCAAAGTGGATCGTACACGCGTGCCTGCGCTTCCGATCCGCTCTGAGAAGGATCCCGGCCAAGAGTGATGCTACCTTCAGCGCCCTCCATGGCACCTGGCACTGGAGTACTAGCAGCTACCTTCACGCTATAACCCCGTTTAATACCTTTGGATGCTGTTTCGCTTGTGGTTATTTGCTGAAGGTGGCCGAAATTATCGAATTGAGCGAGGAACGACCCGATTCGGCGAACATCATGATAGAGGAAATCATAAACTGAATCGGTGTTTTGACCTTCGTGCTCCGCGCCGGATGCTGTCTCTTCTTCCTTCGACATATTTATCGACCTCGTCAGCTTCGCGTTTCGTGCGTGCGATTTCGTCCTCGCTATAGTTCTTGACCTTGGGGGATTTCACAAGTCGATCCTTTGTAGGCTTTGTCATTCGATCGACCTTATCGCGATCCGGACCCGCGTCGAACGATTTCGAACGCTCGTCCGGAAAGCTCATTCAGATCATTTCCACTCGTTCGCCAATTATACTTAGCATTTCCTTGATCGTCTATGCGGCCCTTGGACCGCGTCGAGCGCTAAGAAGTGAACTGTATGCCTTTGGCCGCTGAGTAGATACCGAGACCTGCCCCAGAAAGGCCAAAGACCCAAAGCGCCCAGTTGCATATTCTTATCAGCTTCTCAATCCACTGTTGCACCCGCTCGGCGGCATCCTTCGCAGCACCACCCAATATGATGACCGGCAGTTCCGCTATCAAAGCCATCACCGTAGCAGTTTTCGCCATGACCCAGCGGCCCGGGCCTTCGGTGGACGTCGAGCTGCCGGTGAGTGTCGCATTCACGCTGTTGTCGGTCTGATCTATAGTTTGACGGGCCTGGTCTCGCAGCTGTCGAAGCTGTCCACCGAAAGGAACCGAGTCTATGAGGCGCGACACGGCGTCGAAGTCCGCGTGCAGTTGTGCCTGAGCTTGCCTCGCCTCTGCGGTCGCTTGCTGAGTCTCGGGAGTGTAATCGTGATGTGGGTCGCCGCGTGCCAGGTTCATGTTGGCAAGCTCAATTTGTTGCTGTGCTGCGAGGATTTGGATATGAAGACTCGATTGGTCAGATTGGCTCTGAAACTCAGTCCGAGCAGTCGTAAGTGAATCTCGAATATCGCGTAGCTGCTCCTTGAAGATTTCTTTAATTACAAACGTAAGTGCGAGAAGTACGGCACTGGCGATGGCAAGGCGGGTAGCGACTTTCGCCTTGTTCCGTTTATCCATCGACCTGGCTCCGAAGTTAGTAGGATGTTTCATGCTTTCAGCGCCGCATTGTATCAGGCCTCCATTTATCAAGGAAGCACACCTGCACTTTCGAACAGGTAGGCACCGTGCGGATCGCGTGGCAATCTTCGCATCATGCCCAAAAGACTGAACCTGATTGGCGTGCGATTTGGGCGGTTGAAAGTCGTGGCTAGTTACGGGATTACAGGGAAACATTACACGACATGGCTGTGTGAATGTGACTGCGGTGAACAAAAACTGGTGTACACGCATTTGCTGCGGGGAGGAAATGTCAAAAGTTGCGGATGTCTTCTTCGCGAAAGTCAGAAACGGAACCTGGCCAAGAAGGATCGAAGTAAACGGCCTTATAATTTACGACACGGCCTCAGCAGCTATGACCACGGAGGCCAACGCCATGCGACACCAACATTTGCAAGCTGGGTCAATATGCGGCAAATGTGCTCAAATCCAAGGCACCACAACTATCGCTATTACGGTGGCCGTGGGATTCAAGTCCATTGGAGCTGGGACTACTTCGACCAGTTTCTGGCCGACATGGGCGAGAAGCCCGAACGCACATATCTATGCCGGATGGACAAGAACGGGAACTTTGAACCTGGCAATTGTGAGTGGCAAATCTTGCGACCGAAAAGAGGGGAGCGAATAGAGGATCACCCGGATCAATACGTCGAAACTCTCACTGAACAGTGAGAAAAAGGAAAGGTGCGGTGATGGCGAAGAAGTCGAAGCCGCTAACGCAAAAGAACATCGACTACATGAAGGAATTGATCGTAGCGGTTGAAGTCGGAGATGACGAGGCTACACAGAAACTGACGGCAGCGTGGCGGGCTGTGGAACGAATCAATGCTCGTGAAGCTAGAGAGTTTGAAGGAGAGTACGGAATACCTGGAATTTCAGAGGACGTCGATTACTCTCCACAAACTCTGGCTCTCTTCGAGAAGCAAAAGAAAGAGAGACTGGACAAGCAGCGCCAACGATGAACTAGACCTTGTGCTCTTTGGCTCGTGCCTTCACTTCGACTTCTTCCTTCGACAGATGGTGATCGGACTGTGCAACGCACATTGACGTAGACAGTCCTTCGACCTCGTGCTTCCAATCGTAGAGGTAGTAGCCGTGCGGCGTCACCGTTTCGTAGATCGTTCCCTCGCGGCCGTTCAGTACGAATTGCCACTTCCTGTGCCCGGTATGTCCGAATCCGATTGGTGTGCTCACGGTGAAACCCTACTTAGACGCTGAATGATCAATTACTTCAAAGGCCCACTGCCCTGTGGTCATAAACGCGTG